AGTTTCTATATTATGTCTAATATTAGTAATTAACTCTTCTATTCTGCTTACATAAGCTCTTCCGGATAACTCTTTCAGATAAGCTTTGTATTCCGCTGTAAAGGCCTTGTCACCTAATCTTTCTACTTCATCTAAATATATCTTCGCATGCTGGTTAAAGTCGAGTAATTCTTTAGGTGTAAGCCTTTTACGGGCTTCTAATAAAGTAATCCGATTCTCCTTTGCATATCTCCCATAAAATGCTTCTATTTCTTTAGTGATTTGGTTAATAGTAGCTTGGTAGGCTTTCTTTAAGTCTTTCTCATATTGTAGCGCTAATTTTTCATTTTGTATTAGTGTTAGCTCTGAACGCCTTTCCCAATACTCTTTGCTTGGTAGCTTTGACATTATTCTTTACCCTCCTCACCACTTTCTTCTCCTTCATTTGTTTCCTCTCCCATTCCATAATCAAGGTTTTGTTGTTTAAAGGTCTCCACCATTCCATTCATCTTTTCTTCCTTTTCTTTTTTAACTCTATCTAATTCGGCTTGCACATCTGTTACCCATGGATGGTTTGCTATTATTGTTTCTTCACTAATAATTCCTACACTATTTCCTGCATCTGCGATTGTTTCGGATTCATTGATTATCATATCAGTATTAAATATAATATCTACCTCAAGGTCTAAATAATCCCCAACTCCTTTGTTCAACATATCTATTTTAATGAACCAAAGCACTTCCTCCAATGACGCCGTAAACTCTGCCGCTAAATCATCTGTATCAGTATCAAGGTCTGCGTACCTGAATTTTAACGCTACCCCTGATGCATTACCTATACTTATCTCTTGTGTATCTACTCCATTTCCTGCTTCATATATATCTTTCCTTAATCTATTTAGATGACTATCTATTGCGGCTACATCCATATTTGTTTCAATTGTTTTCATATCTCCGTCACCGGAAACAAATGCTGTCCTGAATGTTGCAAGGTTTTGAGTAAATTCACCTTTATCTGTTCCATCGTAGTTCTTAACCACTTTTATACTATTTGGTATATCTTGTAAGTTGTTTGAAGTATCTGATGTAGTTAGGTCATAATCATCTATTAACGGCTTTATCCATTTTAACAAGCTAATTTCATCTGCGTTGTATTTGAATCCTATAAATGGCACTTTCTCCCAGTTTGCAGCTATTTCATTATACAACTCATTTCCTTCTTCATCTATCTTAATATTTCCATCTTCATCCTTTTGAGGTTCCTTGACAGTGAAATGTCCATTTACAGTTTGTGGTTTGTCTGGGTCTGGCTTTAATCCTTTATCTCCCATTTCATAATACCAAACGCCTTGAGTGGTATGATATTCTACCTTCTTTATTTCCTTTTGTACACCATCTGGCAGATACCTAGTAATAGAATATATCCTCAGTATTCCTTCTAGCACTGTATGGTCTGCATCTGCCCAAAATGGAATAATCTCTTCTGATGGAATACGTTTAAACTTCAATTCCCCTTTTTCGTTGTAATAAACTTGGAGCCATGCAATACCGTTTACTATTGCATCCCTACCTACATTCTTTAACATCCTGAGAAACTTCTTATCAATATAAGTGCTTACTAAATCATTAAACTTTTCATCATCTGATTGTATCCCTAATTCTTTACTAAGAAGATAGTTTACTTTCTGGTTTGTTAACTTCCTCATGAATGGATGCGCTAATTTAGCATTAGATAGATTGGTTACCTCTTGCTTAACCCCTTTCCTATCTATATAATATCTTTTTCTGTCTTTAATATCATTATCATTCCTGTAATAATCCTGAGCTGTTAACATTAATTTCCTCACATCGCTAGTGAGCCATTCATTGATACTAGCAAACAAGAAATCTTCATGTGGTTTTGATAATGTGGCTAATTGTGTTACTCCAGACCTTATGTCCATATTGACCGCTCTTTGGAAATCTTGAAATATCACGTTTTTACCTCTCCTTTCGTTTATTCTATTATAATATAAGGCATTGACATATATTTACTATAATAGGTGGCTTTGTACAATCGTTTGTACAAGGTTTTTATTGACCTCCCCATATATTAGGTCGCCTGAATTACCAGCTAAAGTTAGTAGAATTCAGTTCTTCTGTTGCATATCTTAAAGCATCCATTAAATGGTTATATTCATCTATTGGGTCAGTAGTTGGCTTCCCAGTATCCTTATCTGTATCCCATACATAGTTACTTAATTCTACTATAGTATTAACACAGGATGGATGAACATATATCTTGTAATCCTGCAGCTTTTGTATTCCTGCTTTAACTGAGCCTTTGACTTTCTTTGCTCCGAACATTCTATATAATCCAAGGTCTTTTAATTCATCAATTGTTTTAGGGTCTGCCGAGTCTGCACATATTCTTGCTTTTTCAAATCCCTTATACTTTAATGTTGTATATATATCCTTGTTCTTCATATGTGTTTTGTACACTTCGTCATAGATGAATATCTTCTTCTCTTTCTCATCGGCCAGTAATGCAATGAATGCTGTAGGGTCATTAGTATATCCAAAGTCAATTCCGTGAAGTTGTCTATATTTAGGGGAGTCGTCTCTATCAAGTTGACGTTTCATATATTCAGCATCGAAGTCAAGTTCCTGCCAATTCTCAAATATAAGTCCTTCTGCGATACCCCATTCTCCAAGCCCCTCTATACTATATCTTCGAGGATTCTCTTCTTTCATCTTTTCAAATATTTGGATATCGTCTTCTCCAAGGAATTCATTACAGTGATAAGTCTTTGTTTGTGCTAATATATCTCCATCTTTACTTACTTCATCTTCTCCCACCTTATCAAAGAAACGTCCTTTGAGCCATATCTTTTCACTCCAAGGGTTAAACGTAAAGGTGTGCTGTTTAAATAATGGTTCAGGCATTTCACCTCTGATTGACATATCAACCTTATTAAAGTCGTCCTCATTAGTTATTTGAAAAGCTTCCTCCCACCATACCCAACATAAATAGCCATCGTCTACTGTGATAGATGTTATAGACTGAGGGTCATCCAATCCTCTGAACATTATCTTTTGTCCTGAAGGTATGTAGGTTAATTCAAGAGGGGATTTTGTTGCTTTCCATAAATGGGAAACCCTCATTCTATTTATAGCCCATTTAAGTTGAGCGAAGGTACTATCTCTATGTGTATTGTAATACCTTCTAATTACGAGTGTACAAGGTTTTAATCCATAAGTGTGCCAGTACTTCATCATATTATATGGAAACCAGAAAGAGGCGGTTGTAGACTTCTTACTACCTCTGCCTCCTTTAAGCACTCTGTAACGCCCTTTGAAATTCCAAAACTTCTTATATCCTTTACCTATTAATTTAGGTAAACTCTTTTTTGTAACTAAATCAGGCATTGCTCATCTCCTCACCCCTTTATTTGAATTGAAATATCTTTGTCTTTGTTTATTTTTCTTTTGTTTAATTGTTAAGACTTCTCTATATTTAGAGTCTGTTGTTATTCGTCTTGCCGCTTCTATCATAAACGGTTTGTTTGGTATTATTTTTCTTTGTAATAGTCTAATAATAACATAACAGATTGATAGCTTTTTAAAGTGTCCATGATTTTCATACTTTCCATTAGTGTTTACTACTATATAATCTCTTTTATTTTGTAGTATTTTATATTCATTAATCACCTCTACAACTTCGCTCATCCAGTTGTCACCCTTTTAGTTACTTAATCCTCAAGCTCCTCTTCCCCTGTAAATATAACAGTTCCATTCATGTTTATTGTTTCTTCATTAAATCCTTGCATTTTGTTTAATTCTGCTACTGCATCGATAATACCTTTATTGTTTACTTGAGATGCCCTTCTTGACTTCCTTTGTTTAAGTATTTGCTGTAGATATAGAGGGGCTTTCTCTGGGTCTTCCTGCATAAGCTTTTGTAATACTTCTAACTCTTCCTCGAAAGCCTTGTTTATTCTATCTAAATCCTTCTTGTTTACATCTATAACATAACGTAATGTTTCAATGGATTGTTCTCTTGTCCACATGGTCTTTTCTTGTTCTTTTTCTCTCATTTTGTTTAAAAGTTGTTCATACCTTTTACGAACCTTATCATTTTTGAACAATGTACTTGCAGCTGCATCTATGCTATTTTCCTTCCATTTCTTCTTAGAAGGATAAGCTTTCAGGTAAGCTTGTCTTTGGGT